ACTTTTACATACATATCCCAGTATGCCTTGATGTCCTGGGTAGTCTTATATGGGTTTGTACCACGACTCATTAAGTCCTGAGCCCTTGTTGCCTTATTAAGTTGGGCATATTTCCAATCCGCAGAAGCATCTACGCTGTTTATGAACTCAGCAATATTTTCGATACCGGCAGATTGAATTGCAAGATCCCAAATCTGTTCTTCCTGCCTTTGCAGGTCGGCTTCAATATCCTGACCCTCAAACCTGATTCTATTTCTAACCCTATATTTAATCGCCGTATCGACTTTATGAGACATTATGTATTTCTCGGCAGCGGCGAGGCCGTCCTCTTTGAGAATCTTCCCTGCCTCATGCTCTAAGACAAATTCATCGAGATTGTTCTTACCCTCTTCCTTTGACCATAATACGCCTTCAAATCTATCCGTTAACGCTTTAGCGCCTTCTATATTTCCTTCTATAACCAAAGCGAGCACATTACCTTTGGCGTTCAGTCTCTGATACCTGTCATACTTCCCATTGAGATTATTGTATGAGTCAACGTAAAATCCTAATTCATCCTCCGCTCTTGCCGCTTCTATAGCGGCACGGGCGCGTTCGTTAAGCATACCCGCTTTTGTAAAGTCTTCTATCTGCCGAGTAAATAACTTCTTTTCGCCGCCTGTGATTTCTCCGTGAAGTTTCTTTCTTACGTCTCGTGACGGGACTTTTGTTTCTTCATAAGCACTTAGAAGTCCTATTCTGTTTCTGGCAAGCTCGGTATTAAAATCTTTAATCTGCTGGTCGGTTTCGATAGCTTCTCTCTTTTGGTCGGCCCTGTAAATCATTGCGGCCACGCCCTGCGCACTTCGAGCTATATCACCAACGGCAGCATACTTGGCGCCTTTCGCTGCGTACTTCTCCTGTTCTCCGGTATCGGTAAGCGCTCCTAAGTTCGTAGCCCGTACCGTACCGGCAGAACCCAACCCTTGTGGTACTTGTGCTGTATGTCTTGGCAGCGTTGCCATAATTATTTCTTTCTATTATCCATAATAATTCGGATTATTCATAGCGGCTTTTGCCTGATTCCACGTTTGCCCGCCGCCACCACTGCCCATCATGTAAGCGGTCTTAGCGCCCCCACCGAGCAAAGAAGCTCCGGCAGACCACTTCCCAGCCTTTGCGTAGTCCCTGCCCGCGCTTTGTAAATTAGATGCGCTGGTCATTGACATTTCCGCCTGCTTCATATCGAGCAAAGACTGACCTCTCCATCGTTTGACTTTTCTTGCCCCGGTCACACGCAGCCAGGCGTGTTCGAGGGCCAGTTCCGAAGCTGTGTCCTCTTCTAATAATAAAGGCGAGCCTGTCGGAGCAACCCCACTGGCTCCCATCCTTGCCCGTAACGTCGCCATCTTCTGTTGCGATCCCCGTCTGTGTTGCTTGAGTTCAGCTACCGAAGCCTCTTGTTCGGCCTTGGCTTCTTCTAATGCCATATTAGCATTCATTCGCTGGTAGGCGGCTTGGGCGCGGGCTTGTTCGGCTTGGGCTTCGGCTTGTCCCTGTTGCATCTGACCCTGTTTGTAAGCACCATAAGCACTCACCGCCGTACTTGCTATCATTAGTGGAATTGCCAACTCAGACATTATATCCTCTTACTATAAATATTCCATCCGTCAACTATCTGCGTATGGGTAAAACCAAGAAACCTGACTAACCTCAACCCTTCTTTGAAACCACACTTCACTATGGCGTCAATTTGCTTAAACGAAAAACTGCTTTCGAGTACCTCTAATCCTGCTTTCATAAACCTCACACTCTCGATTCTATGATTTTTACAGTCTTTGCTTAATCTTGCCCACAATACCGCATGTTCCATATCCGTTGGGTGCAAGCCGCCACAACCCATAACCTTACCATTCTTAATCCCCGTCGCGGCAAGCCCGGAATCCTCTATGGCTTGCTTTAGTTCGTCGGTGAACATTTCAGGGCCTTCAATAGCATCTAACCCGTCGAGGTCTTCTTTCTTAAAAGGTCTTATTCTCAATTCACCTCCGCAATTAACGATAATAAGGTTAATGGTTCAGCTGACCGCTGGTAGACTAAAATATAACCATAGCGGTCATTTCCCGCAGGGAAGGTCACTCTGTCGTTGTCGTCAGTATCTACGTCGGAAGTATCCATACCGGCAACGCCTAAGAGTTCCAAGTTATCTGCGTCCCTGCCGATATAAAAATCACCTGAATTATAATAACGAGGAAAGACTTCGTTTATCCTTTTCACCATACCGAGAATAGTTGACCCTTCGGACGGGAGACTTAAGGGCATGGTTTTAAGCTGGGCGGTAAAGGGAAGTCCGGCTTGTACGGTAGAAGCGCTGGCTATGGTTATATCTCCAGAAGTCACCGTCTTAGCACTTTGGATAGCACCATCAGCCAAGACATAAACAGATTCTCCTTCTAAGTGGTCGAGTCCGGTTATCGTAGTCGCTGCCGTCGAGTCGTAGGTTATCCCACAATCGACATAATAGGCATCGTCAACGTCCGTACCGAAGTCTTGCACGGAGAAATACTCAATATATCTTTTGTCTGCGCCTTGGTCAACGCCGTCAAATGCTCTCTTGACCGATACCCAAACCTCATCTTCCGGATCGCCGGGTACAATAGCCACGGATTCAAACTCGCCATCCGTCACCACTCTCGACCACGATGTTATCTGTTCCTTACTATCGTAAATGAATAAAGCTATCTCTCCATCCTCTCGTACACACCACACAATAGAGTTAGGAACGGTCTGCATACCTAAATCGGTTATACCATCTCCAGTTATGTGGTTGGCGAGGATAGTCATATCAGGCGTTATATAAGAGTCAATCTCCCAATTATAGGCGAGTTCCCTCATCTTCTTAGCGCCACGCTGGAAGAACAACACACTTTCTCCGGCAACTACGGCCTGTAGAGAGGCACTACCCATATTGGAGTTTTCGTTAGCGACATAACTCGAAGGCGATAAAGCCTCGTCAGCCTCACCGCTCAAACTCCATTCGGCCCCGCTCGTACCGATTAACAGTTTTTCCTTACCAACCAACCATTCGATTACGTTCACTTGCCTTGAGGATAGGGTAAAGATGAGGGCGTCATCGTCGTTCGCTCCGGCAAGGAAATTATAATAGTCCGATGATACGGATGTCCAGATTGTGTCCGGTTGAGACGTATTACCTCCAAAAGTTAGCCTATCCTCAAAGAAAGTAACCGTTCTCGGCCATCCCCTGTAATTTGACCACGAACCCTCAGCCCATCGGTGAGTCGCCGATGTATCGGCAAGCGTTACCAGAACAGTCCCTGTAGCGACCGTAGGGCTTGTTACAGACGTTATCTCGACTATACCGGCATGATCGGGGTCTGATATGGTAAAATAGACCTGACACGGCTCTGCGTTGTCTCCTGTCGACGTTAGAATTACCCTATAATCGGCCTCGGCTTCCGTTTCTTCCCCCTCGGCGTTTTCAATATTCCTATCGTCGGTGGACTGGAATGTATATACCGTCTCCCAAGTAGCCGAGTCGTGAGCGGCACCAATAGTGTAGTTTCGCTGGACTTCCAGAGTCGCCGTCCAATCACCTAATGTGTAGAGATTCCACGAAACGCCTTTGGCTATACTCCCACAATCCATCCATGATACGTCTTCGGTCTGACTACTGGTATAGTTATCGCTCAGGATTTCCTCGTAAGCCGCTGTTTCGAGAGGTTGGATTATCTTAAATAACGCACCGGTCTGAGACTTGGACGTTGCGGAACTTCCGCTCGGCTCATGTCCTCCAGTTGTACCCGTCACAAAAGGACGGTTATCAGTCCCGGACGCCGTTAAGGTAATATTACCGGTTGTGGCCGATGGTGTTATGAAATATGTCTCATCCTTATTTTCGTCACGAAAAGGCCCGTTTTCAATCTCTAATGCCGCAAGAGCCCATATATTATCAGCATATCTTATAACCATTCGTGTTTCGTAGTCGGGATGGGATATGAATAGAACGTCCGCCGATTGCTTGTACTGGAGTTCATATAAATCCGCCGTAAGATATGGGGTCGTTACTTCGTATGGAGTTGCAGAATACATTGCCACTACTTCGGCAGGAGTTAGAACATCGCTGAATATCGCCACATTGTCTATTAGTCCCGCCCAGAAGTTCTCATTTGCCGTGTCTCCCGTATTTCTCTGAGAGCCAAGTCTGACCTCCTCTCCTCCGTTTTGCATTGCTGTATAATTGTCATCCTCAGTAGCAGTAACATCTACTACCGCACTGTCAACATATAGAATAATCCCAGCGGCATGATTATTGGGTGGAGCAGAATATGTCGATACTATGTGTCGCCAACCTTGTGCCAAAGCTGTGTCTGTTATTGTCGAAACCATAGCGTTAGCCGCTGCTAATGTTTCAGTTCCACTCTCATTGTTATACAAAACTTTCGCATTTGCCGCCGTAAGCTCTGCATTAAATAATATCACATTATCTATTTTATCTTCATAATGTTGGTCTATATTACCATCCGTATCATAATGAGCTCCTATTACAACTTTTGTACCAAGATTCTCCATAGCCACATAAGTCCCAGCACCCGTTTTATTGGAGCTGACAAGCGCTCCATCAACATACCAATTCATATCCTCCTCTGCATCATTTCCACCAGCACCTCCATAGGTTGCAATAATATGATGCCATCCATCAGATAAATGTTCAGTAGGAGCAGCAGATCGGAGCGCATTTGCGCTTTCATCGTATATCCTAAACTCCAAATCCCTCATATTCATAGATATTTGCCACTCTCTTGCATTTGCACCGGTTGTGGCATCATGTTTACTAAGAATAAACTGTTTCAAATAGGTACTAACATATATCCATGCAGAAATGCTAAATGCACTATCATTAGTACTGTCACCAAAACTTAACTCGTCGTGGTCATTTGTAATTACTATAGAATCAGTACCTCCAAAATCTATACACGTATCAGTCACACCAGTCGCAGTTAGATTATCACAAGTATCAACCTGTGTCAGGCCATCATGTGAAGTAGCATCATCATCCAATATAGTATTATTCGCCGCTGTCTCATTCAACTTCCAGTGAGCAACTCTGTTTGTTGTTAAATCATATCCACTATCGACAAGATTCAATTGTAACTTTCTGTCTTCACCAACGATAAATCGCCATTCCTGAGAAAGAGAGTCATCTTTCCATTTAGACAATATTGTTTGCTGAGTCTTTTGTTCTTCTATATATACCCAACAAGCAATACTAAAAGCAGAATCGTTGGAGTCATCGGTAAAAGAGAAATTATCATGGTCTGCAAGCTCTGCGTCATATTGACCGTCTAAGTCAAAACAAGCATTGACTTTGCCAGTTGTTGTAAGGTCGCTACAGCCCGTTGAGGCCGTCATATTATGAGTAGCCCCATCAGCATCGACTACTGTTGCTGTTTCTGTGTCATTCAACTTGTAATGAGCAACAATACTCCCGGTTAGAGTCTCAGTCCCCACGCCATCGACTATCTGTGCGCCATCCCTAAAGAATCTCGCGTATTGATTACCGAGTTCGATAACAGTAGTCTCGTCAGTTGAGGAAACAAAAGGCAAGAGCCTTATCTTGGTGTCCTCTTTGGAACCGGCTACGTATTTGGTTCCGGGCCGTTTCATCGCCGGGCCTTGAGGCAGTGGGATGAAGTTCTCCATGACAGAACAGCCGGAATGGTATTTCGCTAAACTCTCACGCATCAATAAGTAAGGCGATAGCTCACCGGCACTGAAAGATTCGTAACTCTTGTGGGTCTGGGCGCTAACCGTAACGCACAAAAGCAATATGATTATTATAGCTTTTTTCATTCCAATATTCCTACATTTGCCCTGCCTGAGCCACTACGCCTTGAATTTAGCCAGCGTGATGTCGAGATTACAGTGCCCCCGCCTTCCTGCGCATCTTGGCTCTTGCACTTATCAAGATATGATGTAGACTTTGGCGAACCATGTAACATTCCGTATATTGCTAAAGTCCGTTCCTCTGCATTCTTGATAGGTCCACATAGTTTAAGGGCAAGATTGTAAACGAAACACGTCTGTATTTGAACAGGCCAGTCGGCGGGCGTTGCAAGTTTGTAGACATACTCGACTTTTAGAATCTTAAGATCGCCAGCCGTTACAGTGCAGTAGTCGTCAATGTCGTCTTCTTCGTCGCTGGATGTGAAGGCGGTATCGACTAAATATGTAAGGTCGGCATCAGAGAAGTCGGACGAGAAATACTGACCGGCTAAATAGTCCACACCATCCTCGTCGTAGTCAGGTGGAGCGTCACCCCTGTCGGTTAGGATAAGACTACCTTCCATTTCCCACTTGGCGTGGTCATCATCGTCAATTCTCCACATCCTTATACAGTCGGTGGGTTTGGTGAAGGCATTATTGTAACCGTGTAGTGGATCGGTGGTCTGAATGGCATACGCACGCTTCTTGGCGAAGTTCCACTTGTGTAAAGCCAATATCTCATCACGCGCCGCTGCGAAGAACGTCTCACAATAATTGTAGTTCGCCGAAGACCCATCAACGGCTATTTGTTGCGCCCCCAAATAACCGAGAGCCTGATTGCACAAGGCTATGTTGTCGGCTGTGTTAATTACATCTGCCATAATATTTTTCCTAAATATTTCTTGACGATGATCGGGCAATAAAAATAAACACACTTAAACAGGTAAAATGCTGTGCCTGCTACTATTGCGGAAAACAGGCACAGCATTACCATCATCCAAGAGGATATGACAAAATTCACCAGCTTGATGTTATACCAATCTGTTCTTCTTGTCATAAACATGTTCATGTTGCTCTAAGTCCTTATGTAGCATAGGCTTATCATTGTGGAGTTACAGTTACGCCGTCAACAAGCGGTATGAATGTCATGTACCAATCAATGACACCGGTACAGTCAGCATCCGTATTGGACTGCTCAATCGTACCGACAGGACAGAACCAGTTGCCATAAGTAGAACTACCACCATTCTCTTGAGGGTCAAGAACTGCCTGGCCATCATCCAAATCGAAACAGTAGATAGTTCCAATGGCATCGCCTTCATTGGCTACTGCCGTCGAAAACAGTATGTCATTAGTAGCAACCGTAGCATCGCACCACACGTGTAAATCGCCGGCATCACCGTTAATTGCAGTTGTAACCTGGCCGACAAAACTGGTAATCATAATCGGGCCACCGGCAACCACAAATAAATCCTCGGCAAAAGCAGTGCTTGTAGTACACTTAGCCGCGTAAGTCTGCCCAGCCACAAGGCCAATTTGCCTTGCACCAAAAACGCCTTCGGTCTCGTTATAAGTGTTACCGAAACACATCATATCGGCAGCAACTATAGCAAGTTCGGGAATGGCAACGTCACAGGCACAACAGTTGTTTACAAGCATACCGTTATCAGTGGCATATAACTCAATACACGGTTGTGCGTTCAGACCAAATGTCCCGGTATCGCCGTTATACAAGACGTTATCCTTTATTAAAACGCCAAGCGAAGCGGCGGTTTCTCCAACGATACAAGCGGTACTGTAATCGCCTGTAATATAACAATCTTTTATCGTCAGAAAATCGGAACTGTCAAAAGTAATGGCCGATACCGCATCAGCACCGCCCATGTGAAATTTACAGTTCTCAATAACACCATAGTCAGCACCGGCAACAATATCGATCGCATCGTCAAACTCATCAGTACCTTCGGTATCAACTATAAAGTCACAATCCTTAATAACAAAAGCATGTCCATTGTCTGTAATATCAAAACCGTGAACTACAGAATCGGTATGAGCCTTAAAGACGCAGTTTTCGATGTAAAAATCAGCATCGTCAATACGAATCTCGCCGTTTGCCGTAAAATCAAAAACCGGGCGCTGTTCACCAGTACCAAGACCAATAACAGAGATACCTGCGTCATCTACATCAACGGCGTCGGCTGCGGCTAAAGTTTCGGTATGACCGGGCGCAACCAAGACATAATCGCCCCTGTCTTCCGTACACAAGTCAATGCCTTCGTTAAGAGTCAGTACGGCATTAGTCCAACTCACACCGGTTTCGGCACCTGAACCGGCACCGCTATCAACAAAGAACACGCTACCCGTACCTTTATCTAAGTACGGCGAACCGAGGATGTCGTGAATCATGCCGAGAGACGCCTTCACGTTATCGTCTTGTGCAGTACCGCTTCGAGGCCCGGTAAACGCACCGATCTTTTCAAGCACGTCGCCTACGGGCGTCGCCTCGGCGGGTTGGGCATAGTACCACACCACTACCGTACCGAATAAGAGCATCAGTATCAGTGTCGGGATTAGTATCTTTCCTATTTTATGTTTCATAAGTTTTCCCTTTCTTTTATTCAAGTGTTAGATTAACGATTGCGGGTTGGTCGGTTTGTCCATTGGTATTCACCACCATTACCCAGCCCCACGTAGGCTCGTCAGTGGCATCGCCGATAAGACCTGCCGCACCGTCAACACCGCCCGTAGAGGATTCACCGACAATATCGCCGACAACAATAGTGTCGGTATCAATCAAGATAGAAGCCGGGCCTCTTGTCTGCGACCAGTAGTAATAACCGATCGGAACGATGACCATCGGAACTCCGATAGGTATGGACGTTGGTGCCCCTGCGGGAACTACAACCGTGTCCTTGTACGGATTTAGAATCACCGTCATTTGAGTAGCTGTGGTAATCGCATTTCTCAAGCCACCGTAATCACCAAGATAAAGCTTGACGGCATAACCGGCAGTAGCAGCAACTCCGGCGTCGTTGCCCTTGATGTAATACATATCACCAAGACATTCAGCAGGTGTAGCGTCTGCCATTTGCAGCCAGCCACCGGCAAATTGGTCTTTAGTTGCTGTTGTGGCGAGGTTAATGGTTACGGTAGTGTCTCCTGCCGCACCCGCAGAGCCGTAGGTGTTCGCCTGTTCCGTCCAGTTGGCGACGGGGACCGAACTTTGACCCATCAGGCATTTTGCTAAAGCAGCCGCACCGTTTTTGCAGTACCGGAACTTTCGACCGGTGCCGTCGTTAAACTCAAGTTCCCTGCCTAATCCGTGCCTCTGGGTCGAAGTGGGAGTCCATAGCGAATCGTTGCCGTCACCATCTACCAGTCGGGCGCCGGGTGCGAGGGTAATCTTGTTTAATCTGAATTCATTGTCGTATTTGTAACTCATGGTACTCAATTCCTTCCTGTTTTAAATACTTGGTTAGTCAGCTTGACATTCCACAACACAAACCTTGTCTTCGTCGCGTCTCAGGGCACCCATATTCAGGTGAGCATAGACTTCCTGTGCGTCGGACAGGTCGTATCGCGTTCTAATATCAACCGACATTTGTTTTGCTACAGCAAGAGTAATAGCGTCCTTGGTGTAGAACCAGCAACGATAGACATCCATATCGGAGTCCACGTCGTTATTTGACCCCAACGTAATCAGGGTATGCGAAATCCAGTTAATGCCCATCCAGTATTTGAGCATACGGCCCATTGCCAGGGGCTTGTCGGTGTTGTAGTCAGCACTGACGTACTCTTCCTGACCGAACATCTGGGTGGCAACACGAGGAGGTACTACGCCGAAAATTGGTATCGTCGGATCGACATCGTTCATTGCGAAGTATTCCAGGACCAACTCAATCTTCTCGGTAGTCATTCCGGTATCCGAAGCCGAACAGTTACCCTCTGATGTGTCGTGGGCTATTGTCCGGCCACCGGAAGACTCGGTGTACTTCGTGTTACCTTTAGATCCGGCCCACGTAATCGTAGTATCGCCGGGTTGACGACCAGCATTGACCGAGGCATCCATAGCAGCCAGAATTATCTGGTCAACCTTCTTAGCCCTGCCCATACCCAGGCCTTTAACGGTTTCACCGGCGGGATGACAAATCAACTGGAGGTCATCGTCCTTATCGAACTGATAGGCATTGTGATACGGGGTATGACCGACCCATCGCCTCGCGGTGGTAACGTCATTGCGAGGTGTTTCGGCGTTACGAGTCTCCTTCTCAACGAAGGGGAACTTGCCGAACATATCATAAGACTTTGCTTCCGCAGCTATCGTGTCATGCTCAACGGTAGTTTCGAGAAGCGACCTGTTTTGCTGGCTAACGTGCCGCACATCTTTTCCGAACTCATCTACGAAAAGATGGGGTAGCCCACCGCTTAATGTAATACTCATGGTACTTCCTTTCCAAATAAAGTTGCATTCTCTAAAATACATTACTCGGAAAGGTAATCCTCGCGGGGCTTCCCTGCATTTAACGCCTGCTTCGGCGGCGGCGCTCTACCGGGGCCTTTCGGGTAGTCCGGTCGCTATCCGCAATTTATCCCGCTACGTCGCGGGTTCTGTATCTGACGGAAAGACTTGTGCGCCCTTAAAGGCCGCTTTTTCTTCTTTGGTCTTTGCCTTGTCTTTTGAAACTAATCTTCTTTCAAGTATTACAATACAGTTACCATCGAATAGATTATACCTGATAGCCTCTACTGCGTACTCTTTCTGTTTTTTCAACAGGTGATAGTCGGCAGGCCGCTTTTCTGTCGTGAAAATATCCCCAACCTTAATAGGAACATAAGGAAGCTGCCGCTTTGTGAAAGTGACGTACTTATGCGTGCGTTTGTCGTTTGGGTCACCGGCATACGTCGGTTGATAAACATACATGCTCATTTGTCTTTTTGACGATAATGGTGGCATACTTTATTCTCCTTTTAAACCAACGCTTGCCTCTGGGCGAGCAATGCGTTTCTTTTGTCATCAATTTCTTTGAACTCTTCGTGAGACCTGTCATGGTAGGCTGGATGCTTCCGCAACTCATTCAACTGTGCATCTATCGACTCGGCAGAAGATGGTGTCGCTCCACCAAGCCCCTTAATCCTGTCCTCGCTCATGTCCCCGGCTATGCCGTCGAGTACCATCAGCATGTTAGGCGAGTTTTTAAGGCCGGGGAACTGGTCGAATAACATCTCTTTCACAGTACCCAGAACTTCGCCTTTTTCGTTTTTAACTTCCATCGCCGAATACTTATTGAAAAGCATCTCGGCCCTGTCACGCCTTGACTCGTAATCCTGACCCAATAATTTCTTAGCAGCGGCCTCGGCATCGGCGAGGTCTTGCTTCTCTCTCGCTATCGAAGCCTCGTCAAACGCAGCCTTCTTTCCATCCATGATCGCAAGATAACCATTTAACATCTTATTGAATTTCTCAGGACTCATATCGAGGTCTCTTGCTATTTCGACAAAGACTTTCATCTCGTCCTCTGAAGGAATGAAGTCGTCTTTTATTCCATCGGCCCTGGTGTGTACGTACTCGGCGGCGTCCTTAACGCCAAGCCTTGCCCGGTACGCTTCCTTTACTGCATCGCTTGCGTCCTCACCGGGAATTATCAAAACGTTGTCCGGGTCCGCACCCAGCTTAGCACCCATTTCGCCGTTCTTCTTCTTTGTGTCTATAAAAGATTTCA